TAAACTCCGGATGAGCTAAAAATTTAGCTACCATATTATTTCTTGCCCTATTAATAAGAGAATCTGAGATTGTTGCAATTGAGAATTTCAAACCAATATCTTTAAACATCATAGCTGTTCTCATCATTGACATAAATGTTGGTTCAGTAATCATTTGATCATAACAAGGCATAGCAATTAGCGGGTGCCAAGATTCAATCATTTCATGGGTAATTTCAATTTCTTGTTCTTCAAAAGTAGTCATAGATGTAATTATACACAAAAAAAACCGCCCCGAAGGGCGGAAAAACAAATTGTTTTATTATTAGTTTTTGATTATGCGTTTGACTTTACAGTGGTCTTTACAGTGGTCTTTGCATTAGTCTTAACAGACTTCACATCTTTAGCTGCAACAGAAGTCTCTGACTTCTTTGTACCGGCAGGAATAACTTTAAAGTAAAGAGCAGACTCTGTACGGCTAAAGTGAATCATTACCTTGTAATCAAGCTTTTTTGCTTGAGCACGAATACGCTGTTGCATTGTGTTAAACTTCTTGCCTTCTTCAATGTTAAGAATAGAGAAGTTTTCACCGTTCTTATTTGAAGAATGAAGAGCTTCAATAATCATTTGAAGTTCAGCAGATGTTCTTCCTGTACGAGTGATTTCTGGAAAGGTATCTACTTTTTTGATGTTGAATGTTGACATTTTGATCTCCTATTAGGTTGATTTGATTTGTTCTGATTAAATGGCTTGCGCCCTTGGAATAGAAATAGTATCTGCCCCAACTCACTCTTGCAACTCGGAACAGAGTTTTTTTTCAAATTTATTTATTAGGTGATTTATTGTCTAAAAACATGGGTAACAGACTCATTTCCTTTACTTATTATGAGGTGTTTTAGGCTCTTCAGAATGAGACTGCATCTTTGAAATTGTAATCTTGAGAGCAATATTCTCAAGAGTTAGCCTTGAATTAACGAGGCTCAATTCATTTAACAACTCTTCATAACTTGGAGAGAAGTCGTGTGTGTGTTCATTTGTCATAGGGTTTCTAACCATCCTTCTATATCATCTGCACCAATAGATCTCTTTTGATCCATTAATGACAGTTCTTTTGTAGAACCATTATACAGACTAGTTGTGCCAAATTCAGGCATATCATCATCATATTCATATTCTCTGTCTGTACCGATAATTTCAATGTCAACTTCTGTGTCCATAACCATGTTCTGAATACAGTTAAAAACAGAGCCGGCAAGAGCATCAGCTAAATCTTTAGACCCGGAGTTCGGGTGGTCAATCTTATTGTTATTGAATAGTCTTAACTTCAAAAGTTCTTCTTCAACAAGTAGCTCAATCCAATAACCTCTTAATCTAGTATCGTAAATAGTTGTCATTAAGGTATCATAATCGGTTTTCTTAACGCTGTGGAAGTTTGCATTAATACCCTGAGCTTTTAAGCTTTGAATCATTTCAACAGATTGCCAGCGGTCAAATGTAACTAATCCAACATCATACTTTCTACATAGATCAACAATCATTTGCCTTACTGATGAAAAGTTAATCTCTTCTCCGGGTTTAGCTTGCCATGAATGTATTAAGTCAACATTTACAACAGGAAGTGTCTCAACACCCATTGATGTTTTAACTTCTTTAAATCCGGCACAATGAACCATTGATAAAGCTGATCTATCTCGTTTAAGCCCAAGGTCAATATGAATAAATCTTGTATGACCATCTTTATTATTAAACCAGTCTTTAAACTCACCCTCTTCATTGATAGGATCTTCGCTATACATAAAAGCTTTTCTAACCAAATCCGCATCTCTAAAGTATGCATCTTCCATTGTTGGTGGTTCACATTCAAATCTAGCTCTGGCTTCAATTGGATTTCTAACATACTCAGACTCTAGTTGTTCTCTAAAGATAGTTGGGTTTACTTCCCAAGTTGCAGCTTTGATTGACCAAGTTTTAGGTTCATTCTTTTCTCTAGAGTTAAAGAATCGCTGCTGAATAAAGTCTCCTTTATACCGGGGGAATGATAAAAGAATAACTTTACCTACTTCTGGGAAACGAGACATAACAGATAATTTACTCATGTTATAAATAGCTGAAGCTGAACCTTTCGATCTATGATCACCTTTAGTTTCAGCATCAGTTTTGAAAGCTGAAATTTCATCCAAAATAATTGACATTACTTCATAACCTTCCCAACCTTCACTTTCAGAGTGACCAGAGAAACACCTTACTGGTCTACTAAAGAAAAAGATTTCAGATACTCTTGGCTCAAAGCCCACAGAGTTAAAATAAGGTGAACCTAGTAATAAGTTCTTTAATGGTTCAAAGAACACTCTCTGAGCTTGCTGAGCGTTTACAGCAAGGTTTAACAAGTCAATATAGACACCTCTAGCTTTACCATAATAGTTCAGTGGGTCTCTAAGACAATGTAAGAGATAAACAGTGTAAGCCATTGATATTCTGGCACAGTGATCCTTTCCGGATCCTTTACCTAACATGCAAATGACTTCGTTATCTGTATAATCGGTATACCATTTCGTACCGGCTTCTTCACCGTACATTTTTATCAGTGTTGGAAGTTTTAAAATTTGTGTGGAATGGCGCACGATTTCTAGTTGAATAGGTGATAGGCTAGGTAGTCCAAGATATTTCTTATCTGTTACAAAAGTTTCAATTGAAACAGGGACTTCAACAAGCTCATCTTGTTTAAGTAACTTATCAAAATCATCATAATTTAAGTTGATGCCGAGATAATCAGACATAAAAAAACCCCCGTAAGGGCAAAAAAGCCATTCTCAAATTATGACGATATTGGTAAAGCCCCAAAAAAAGGTCTCTAATTATGAGCCGTAATGGGTCAAAAAAAGGTCTCTTTATCTGAGCCTTTTTATTGTTCGTGTGACTCAACATCAATTACTTCCTCTTCTTTTGGTTCATCCATTATTTCAAATGCGATAGCAAGCTCTTTACGGACTTCCTCAGCAACTTCAGGAAACTTTGCGATAACATCCCGGAGGACTCTAGAAAGAATCTGGTTAACATTCTCAGCTTTTTGCATTCTACCGATGTACTCAGCGTCAGAGTTATTACCACCCATGAGCTTATGAAGCTGAGCCTTCTTTGTAGCAAGCTCTCCGGCAAGCTTGATGGCTTGAATCCTTGCTGCGACCATGCCATGATCGGTTGCAATGTTGATTGTCTCCCAAGCTTCTTTGCTTAGCTCATCAAACTCTTTAAGAGCTTTAATTGTATTGAATTGGACACGCTCTAGGAAATATGGGTCATCGTCAGCTTTTCTGTTAAGAATCTTCTTATATTCTTCAATATAAGTCTTAACCTCAGCTGGTTTAATTGACATCAATGAAGCTATCTCATGGTTTGAGTAGCCCTTGACATGCATTAACCCTGCGTCTTCAACATCCTTAATCTTATCGAATAAAGTCTTTTCTTTTACTGGTTCAATATCTGACATAATCTGTCGTAATAGCCTTTCGCAACAGTATCCCAAGACCATCTATCTTGATTGATAACTGCGTTGTTATATGTGAAGTTAGAAACATCATCATAATTATAAATTACATATAACATTTTATCACATAAATCATCGAAATTTGGCTCTGCCCATTCACCACAGTCACCGTAGATACCGGACATCTTGTTTGTCCCCCATTTAAAGTCAAGAGGAACAGACATACTGGCGTACTCTGTGCAGGCTGTAGCGTCAGTACAGATAGTGGGGATACCTTTCGCTATGGCTTGGAAAGGCAGCATTCCCCAACCTTCACCACTTGTCGGATAAATTAAACAATCAGCACGATCATAAATAAGAGATAGTTCTTGAATTGAAACATCGCCCTCTATTACTTCAATATTTGGATGGTTTTTGATTGATGATGGTTCTCCCCTGTCGTTCCATAGTCTTGCATCAGGAGAGTCCACACTCTTATAAAGAAGCTTAAACCTGTCATCGTTACCAAATAGCTTTATAAACGCATCAACAGCGAGCTGACTGTTCTTTCTGGTAGATGGAGAGCCAATACTGAGGAAGGTGAATGGTTGAGATTTAAGAATCCTCTTCACAGGGAAGAAATATCTTGAATCTACTCCGAGATCAAAATTATAAGTTGGAACTTTAACTCCGGAACTTGTAAATACATCCTTAGCCCACGATGATGTTGTCCAGATTTCATGCATCATATTCATACGCCTTACCCAGTCTTCAGGCAAGCGTGTTGTTTCCCAATATGAGAAGCCAACATTGTATCCACTGCACATAGTGTAATCAAGAGGAAGACGATTGTTAATTAATACATCACAACCTACATCATCATAACACTCTGATTGATACTGAATACCAATACCAACCTCCGCCATAGGCTTGAGGTCAGAAGGCATGATGCAATCACGGTCAATCTCAACACCCATTAGAATTAAACGGTTATAGATTTCGTCTTCTGCTACCTTATAACCTTCATTGCGAACTTGAGCAACGCTTGTGCCATTCCATACGAGTTCCATTAGTTTTTAAGCCTCTGGGTCAAATGCAAGTTGCTTACCACCTTCACCAGCAGCAGCTTCTAATTCTTCAACTGAATATCCATGTTGTTTTGTAAACTCAACACGATAGTTATACCAACCCGATGTTCCAACCCAGAATCTTGGGTCCGTAACTTTGGCTAGTTCAGTAAGCTCATCCGGCTCAAGCAGGAAACTTAAGACCCCAAGAGGCATATACAGAGTCATGTCGTAGTTTTCATGCTTGTCTGATGCATATTCTCTAATGATGTCTTGGAACTCTTTAACAATCTTCTGGACAGGCTTGCCCGCATAGAAGTCAATATTCCCATAAGCATTTCTCTCTCGTGGACAGAAATCATCAACAGGCGTAATCGTTCCGAAAGAACGGCATACAAATGGTCTGAAGCCATATACTGTGCAACCACCCTTATAGAAAGCACAATGCTTTTCTGATTCTCCACCGGACTTCCATGTTTCGTCATACATCGCTCCCTTGAGGGATTCAACAACATCAGCCATCCATGCTTTAGCAGCAGCCTCTCCCTTGTCTTCAAGAGTTAAATAGTATTGCTGAGTAAGGTTGTAGGCAATGTTCGCACATTCAAACATGGGGATAACAAGACCAATCTTGCAGCACTTTCCTGAACCAAGACACTTTGATGGCGATTGATTCTGTTTGGCTTCAATAATACGAATCTGGTTATAGATCATATCCAATCTTGCAAAATTGACAATATCTTTAATAGTGACGCTTCTTTTCATCGCCCCATACCTTTCTTTCTAAGCTTGTTAGCTTTTTGTTGTTCTCTTCTTCTTTTCTCAACTTGTTCTTGCAAAGGAGATTTTGGTCTCCGCAATGTTGTTGAAGAAAGATTGCGACCTTTACCTCTAAATCTGAGGAGGTCATATTTTTTGCACCAGTTATAAACTGCTTGCGGTGTTACTTCGATATTGTAAGATTGTTTTAAGACCTTGCAAATATCTGTTAAGTTCATTCGTTTCTGGACATAATGCTCGTACAACCAAGCCTTATCTTTATAAACATCAGTCATCCGGGTTAACTACTTTCCAATACCAAATAGCTATTCCAACAGCGTCAACTATGTCATCGTCACCGAGATCCAAATCATCAGCGTTGAAATATTCTTCAATTATAACACGGACTCTACGCTTTCTTTCTTCTTTCTTTTTCAGTTCAAGATTCTTTTTCTGTCCGTTTTTGCTTAAAGCGTCTTTATCTTTTCCTGTTAAATTTTTATACCCAACACCACTTCTCCACACAAGAGGGCTAACATCCATCACTCTTTTACAAGTGAAGGATGCCATTCCCCAAGTGAACCCAATAATATAGGAAAGCAGACGACTGGTCTGGAAGTTCTGAATATAAACGGACTGTTCAATAACACAGACATCGGGCTTATACATATCGCAGATACTTGTAATACCTAATTTAATTTGACTGAACTTATCCTCAATCGTAGAATTCTTCATAAAAGAAAGTTTGTCTGATTTGACGATAATCAACTCACCGTCAATTCTTTGCATAATGCACCAAGCTAGTGAGTGAGAAGCAGGGTCAATCGCCAGTACGGTATTAACCTTTTCCTTCTTTAGATAGTTGAGACTCATTCCTTTTGATCCTTGCGAATCTTTTCTTCATCCCAACCCCACGACACTAATCTTTGAACATATCTTTCTTCCTT